CTAAAACCAGCGCCTACAGGTTGATGTGCCATTTACTCTTCCTCTTCGGTTTCTTCTTCATAATCAAGTTCACCAACTTCTGCTTCTGGTTCTACATCTTCCTCGGATTCAAGTTCATAACCCATCATCGCATTTGCAACCGCAGGCTTGAGTGCATCAACTTTTGAAGTAGCCTTTGCAAATAATTGATTTTTTATTGAATCACTAATTTCAGATGGAGATTCATCTGCAATCATCAAGTTCATTAATTCATCCATGAGATAAAAATCCTATACCTATGTTTTATTTATATCTCGCCACCTTTGGGAGCTCCTGGCGATTCTGGAGCCTCTGTGCTTGAATCATCTATTTCTGGTTCAGTTTCACTTTTTGGTTTAGTTGATTTACCAAGTTCTGCAACTTGTTGTGCTAACATCATCTCTTGTTCAGTGGGTAAAATGATTCCAGCTGCTTTCTCTGCCTGCATTATTTTATCCTGTTCGTCAATTTCAGAATCAGTTTGACGTAAAATTTTACGACGAATGAAGTCAACAGAATAGTATTTTCCAATATAAGGGTCAGCAGTTTGAACAAGTCCTAGTCTTTCATTCATTAATTCTGCATCCTTAAGTTCAGCAAAATGATTATCATATAAGTAATCATACTGAATATGGTCACTCATTGTTTCCCATTCTTCGGGAGTTACTACGTTTTTAAGAATTAGTTGAGTTTTAAGAATATCATGGAAGAGGTTACTAAATCTCTTTCTCATTCTTCCAACAAATTTAGTGAACTTAAGTTCATCTCTTAATATTTCTGATGAACGACCTAAACTAAATCCACTATTATCTGCCATACGAGACTCAGGAACATTTAAAGAACGATAAAGTTTCTTTTGAAAATACTCTACGTCTGTAAGTTCTCCTAAGTTTTGTCCGCCAGGTAATGTAGATATCTCAGTTCCACGACCACCTTCTCTTCTTGGTAGCCAGAAATCTTCCATCATCGACATGTATTTCTTATCATCACGAATCTCGCCAGTGTTTGCATCGTAAGTTAACTTATTACGATATCTTGCCATGACTTCACGAAGATATTGTTCTGCCTTTGCCTTTGGTAAATTACCAACATCAATATAGAATATTCTTCTTTCTGGCGCTCTTGATAACCTATAAATTACAAGACTATCTTCAATCATTCTTAATTGATTAAGTGCCTTGATTGATTTTTGTAGATAAGAAAGAACAGTTTGTTTATTACGATCTACTAAACCTGATGTGCAGTATGCAACGGCATCTTTAGCAAACTTAACTGCATCTTTCTGTTGTCCTGTAACTGCGACAGAACCATATTGATTTTTCTGATATGAGTGTGGTGTGTATATAAAATATTCTGATAATCCTTCAAAGTCTGCATTTATTGGATCGTCACTGGCGCCTGGATTATTGCCTGGCGTATATTGAATTGCGTTTGCACCACCTTTTTTCTTCTGTTCTCTTACATATTTGATTTTAAGTGCGTCAATATATCTAAGTTCTTTAATTCCTTCTTCTGGTTTTTCTAAATCTATAACTTTGTGATAATATATTCTTCCATCCACATACCAGTTACGAAATATTTCATGTGCTTTTTTATCAAAATCCAGCATCTCTTTGATATACTGAAACTCATCACGAATAATTTTTTTTATTCTATCTCCAGCCTTTAAATTTTCCAGATCAATTTGAATCGGTGAATCATTTTGATCTGCAACTATCGCTTCGCACAATATATCTTCTATCGCAGAATCAACTTCGGGATGAAGTGACATCTCACGATATCTACGAATTAAATCATATTCTGTTTTAAATACGCCCTCTACATCAAGATATTGCCCATAAAATCCAGACGCCAAATAGTAGTCCGCACCGTCCTCATTATTTCTTGGGACAGGCGAAACTACCGATGGTGACGGTTTCTTATATGAATCATCAATCGAGAAACCAAATAATTGTGCCATAGTATAACTTCTATACCTATAGTGGTATTTATATTATATCTTAAAGTATGATAAAAATCAACTAAATTAGGTTTCTTCGTTTAAACTTCCACCGTAATCAGTTATTCCACCTGTTACTTCCCAGAATAAGTAATTGAATGTTACTTGGAACTCTTCAATTTGATCTGTTGCACCGTAATCAAGAGGTATTGAACTAACAACACTTGGATAAATTCCAGTAAACTTATATTGTCTTAAGACATCTACGTCTGAATCAGCACTAGAACCTTTTCTAGATAATTGATTTACGAAAGCATTTTTTTGATAAGATTCTGGATCTATTGAACCCTGAGCTGTCTGTATGTCATTAATAAAATCACTCCATCTTTCCATCGCATCCCTGATGTGGAAATTAGTATCATTGATGATAGTAATTGTCCAAGGATCAAAAGTACGGTCTCCAGCAATTGGAAGAACACGACCCCTAAATGGAACTGGAATATTTCCTAAGTTTGCTGCTGGTATCTCAGCAGCTTTACATAAAAATTGAATTTCCCTTTCTGTAATATTATTTGCTGTTGGGAATTCTGGTATTGAAACCTCAAATAAATTCGACCTCGCACCACCACCAGTCAGTTTTGATCTGAAATCAGTGATGGTTCTGTCGCTATGCTTAAATTTGTCAATTGCCATTTTCTTTTTTTAACTCCTTTTGTTATTTAGATGGACTTAATTAAACTCGACCTATGACTTCACTGAAGGAAACTCCAGTTCTAGTTGCAACGAATGTAAGACCGATGAAGTTAATTGAACGAGCTGGTTTGATAAAGATATCAGCCTTAAACTCATTCGCATCAATAACATCAGGTGTGTTGTTTGTATCATCACATATGACTACAAAGTCTGAGATACCTCTCTTCGCTTGAACTCCACGAAGGAATGGTTCAACGATATTACGGAAGTTTGACCTAGTAATATCATCGTTAAACTCAAAGAGTTGTGTTCTTGCAGCGATTTCAATTCTTGCTTCTAAGTTCAAGAATAAACGACGAACGTTGATTCTATCAAAAGCAGATGCAATCGCAAGTCCAGTCTTATCACCAAATAAGAGGAATCCACCGCCAGGTGAGAAGATTACAGGGTTAATTCTCTTCGTATAAAGAGAGTCTCTCTGTACTTTATTTGGATTATATGCTAACTTAACTGTGTTAAGTATGTTTCCTCTCTGAGGCCCAGCTGGTGAGAACCAAGGGAATTGTTCCTCAGATGTTCTTGCCATCAATCCAGCAATATCACCATTTAATGGCATAAACTGGAACTTGTTGTTAAATCTATCAAACTGATACTTGTAACCAGAATCAAATACTGCGAAAGATGATGATGTAATTGGATCATAGAACTGAACAACGTTAGTTGTCTGTGTCTTCGCACTGTTAACATTAACAACTGTCTCTCTATTTGGAGAGATAACTGCTAAACAATCCTTTCTCTGTTCTGCAATTGCAATCAATTTGTTTGCTTTTGCTTGTGATTCTGCTTGACTACCTGTGATGCCAGGGCCTTGAAGTAAGAAGTTGATTGCATATTCGGCTTCGTTCTCGAAGATTTCATAACCACCGATTATGTTACCGAGAGATGTTGCGAAACCACCCTCTGTACTTACACCAGAGTAATCCTTACCACCTTGTAACTCATAGAGTTTATTACCTACAAAGTTAAAGTCTACGTCCTGTGCATCCTGACTCCAAGTATTTTGAGCTGTTGATGATGGAGTAAATGCAGTTATGATACCAGATGCGATTGTTCCGTTTCCAGTTGCGATTCCAATAAAGATGTTATCAGATTGTTCTGAAACTTTGTCTTTATAGTAAATTGCATCACCGAAAGAGTTCTTAGCATCATCCGCCTTTGATAAGAATGCGAACTTTTCAAGAATAGCACCTTGAGTTCCAGTAATTTTTCCAGAATCATCAATGATTACAATGTGAAGTTCATCATTAGAACCATTTCTTGCAGCAGCATATCCACTAGTGCCTGGTTTTTCAGCAATCTCAGACCACTTTAATGAACCATTCTTTAACTGAATGTACTGATTATCATACCAGTCATCAACTTTGAAGATTGTTGCACAAGTTGAAATACCAGCATCAGGGTCTGCGATAGTTGAAGAACTACTTGAAAATAGAACGCCAGGGCCAGGTAATGTATTACTTGTCTTTGTTCCTGTTGTGAATGCAAAAATTCCACTTTCTGTATAACTTACTGGGAAAATTGTTCCAGCAGCAGATACACGATTTACAACTTTAACGTCAACTGTGCTTGCACCAACACCAGTCACAATACCTTGAACATATCCATCTGCGGTTGATGTTGTGCCTGGGCCAACGATTGTTCCACTGATAGGTTGTGT